ATTCTGTTACTGCAGGTCCCAAACTCAATACAAGTTTTGGTTTGATTGTTTGAATAGGATTATCAATAAGTCTGTGAATGCCATTGTTTCCTTTACCTTGGGGAGTATTATTCAAGGCAACAGTACCAGAAGTCTGTGTGAAGTTTGCACGATAAATTGTAAACTTCAAATCTTCATACTGGTCAGCAGTCCAGGTAGATGCGTTTTGAGATTTAAATAGAACACCAGCATAGGGTTGTTCCGAAATAGTTCTTGTGCCAGATACATCAACATCACCCATTCTAGAAATCCAGACTTGGTACTCATTAGAGTCCGAAAGTAGAACAAAACAATATTCTACGGAAGACTTAATATAAACTGGTGCCTTGAATGTGAATCTAGTTGGAACTGCTGCACTCTCAGAAATTTCAATCTGGTCTGGAGTGATTGTAACATCAGAGAAAGGAAGGATTGTTTTAGTCGGATAACCATTTTCCATTGTTCTGATTTGCATCGAAATAGGAATGTTATCATCCTTGGTGTTAAAGAAGATATCAACACCGCTTAAGAATATACCACCTTCTTCTTCAACAATAAAAGATTGTGCGAGGGGGTCATACCAACCAAGCTGACGAGTTTCAGTCCTTGTTGTTTGAACAACTCTATCTTCAGTAACAGTATCACGAACAACCTCAGCATTTCTAATAGCAAGAATATTTTCACGAACAGTCTGTAAAGTTCCTGTTGCAGAATATGTGGTATCTGCAGAGGAATCTACCTGTCCAGGAGCTCTGCTGTTAGTAGGAGTGGTACTAAATCTAAAGGAACGGGTGCCAGTTGCCCAACGGGGATTTGCATCATTTTTAGGAGAAGGAATAAAGAAGCTTCCTTGTAAATTACCAACATTATCAGAAAGAAGACGACGGTCTTTAACTACCGCGATAGCGCCAGAAGTTTGACCAACTAAAAGTTCTCCGACTTGAGCATTGCCAAAGTAATCGGGTGATACAGTCTCAGAAATTGCTGTAATATCATGATTCAAATATGATGTTTGAGAAGAATATGAATCAGGTAAAGTTTCCTCGCCCCTTCCATATGGATTCGTTTTATACCCATCATTAGGAGCAACAACTTTTAACTGACATCCAGAAGTCTGACCGATTACAGTTTCACCAACAACAAATGGAGTTTCATTTGTGCGACTATCGGTACTAGAATTCTTAATAATCTCAATTACCTTAGGTGTAATATAATTTGTGATATCAACACCATCAAAGAATGCATAGAATCTAGTGCGAGGTTTCATACGGTCAACATTGAAACCAATGTTACGAGAACGAATCCAAGGAATTACGCTACGAGAAAGAATAGTATCCCCTAAAGATTTACGTTCAATCTTAGGAATAACTCTGGTGCGAATACCTTGACGTGCTTGATTATTAACAACACGAACAGTACGACGTTCATGTAAATAGAACAGACCCTGACGACGCTGACCGTGACCAGCACGACCCAACTGACGACCAGTACCATAAGTACCAGACCGTGATCTGAATCTCTCTCTAGATGTAACTGTTTCCCCAGTCCAAGTGGTCTGCCAGGATTGCCACTGAATAGGAGCAAATCCATTCTGGTCAACTTGCAAATCTCTAGAAACGGCAGAGAAATCGCCCTCTACATTCTCAACACGAGCAGGAAGACGTTCGATATCTACCCAATCATCGGATGCAGGAGACAAGTCGATGCGTCCAATAAAAGTAAATACGTTGAATGGGTTAACATTCTCTACGCGAGATGCATATGGTTGTACGACAATAGAAACATCTTCATATGGAAGCATGACAACATTTCCAGATGTTTTAACTACATTACTGGAAAGAGTTTCATTAAACTGAAGTCCAACATTAGTAGTGTAGTGTGAAGGGCGAAGTTGTCCTTCTCTAAAATCTAGAGAACACTTATAGTCAACATTCAGTACATCGCCAGTAGTATGGTCGGTAAAGTCATCAACAACATATCCATTCTTCAAACGGTCAAATCCATTCTCATCATATGTCTTGGTATTATCTGCCTGAGATTCAAGCATGGACAAAGAAGTATAATACTCAACATGTGTCAATCTATCTTCTAAGTCACCAATGTCCTTCATTGTATAACGCTTGATTACTTCGGGAGTAACTAATATGTCTCTTTCTGGATTAAATACGTAGGGCTTGTATTCAATCGTTGCCAATAGCATTGAGTTTTGAACGGGTTGTGGTGGAATGAGATAATAACCCGATACACCCTTAGAAACTCTCAGTTGACCATCATGGGAAAGGTATAGTTTATCAATTCTAGGAAGATACCAAGAATAGTCTGCCCTGAAGGAAGAATTAACTTGCATAATATCAAAGATGGTTGAACCACCACTTCCACCAGTTGTGTCAAAAACTCTAGACACAAAGTCAAATGTTGTGCAATTGACAAAGAAGGGAGAACCAATTGTTCCAGAACCACTTCTCAATTCCTTGACAGCAGGTCTAAAGTCGATTTGGTCTCTAATAAACTTAATAGAACCATCAAGTTTATAATTAGGAATTTCTTTATACGAAATTCCACTATAAGACTCTGCAGAGAAATAATCACCAGATGCCTCATGAGAAAGGTAATCAAAAATTACCATCAACCTTCTTGTTGGAGCAACAGTAGATGGAAGTCTAGTTAATCTAGAAACATCATAGAAATTGGTTCTTTGTCCTGCTTCAAGAGTAAACTGGTCTGTAATTACCTTACTACCTTGGAAAATAGAGTCTTCTCCATCATCAATGATGCCACTAATTGCATCACCAGCACTATTAAAACCATTGATTGTCTCACCTTGAATGAATGGAATTTCATTTAATGCGACATAATACAGTCTTAAATTAGAGTTCTGGAACGAAATTACTCTTCCTCTAGCACCAGAAGTTTTACCTACGATTAAAGTACCAGTTGAAAAGAATACCGATTCGGTAAGAACTGTATATGGAGGAGATGCGTCACTTTCGTCAAATGATTCATACACGGCATGTACTTTAAATACATCATTAACACCGAAAGAAATTTCTTGGTCTTCGACTCTAGTTCCAAATAAAGAGCTGAATACCAATCCAGTTGGTTGTTCCTCTAAATCTTCGATTGTCTTAAATACTTTTAATGCCTGCATCTTAGATGCGGTTTTAATTTTTTTAGAGACAGTATTCTTAGAAATGAGTGCAGTTAGAGTAACAGTTGCGACAGAACCAAGACCACTGATAGAGAACGATTGATTATTTGCGCCAAAAGAAGTTGTTAAATTTCCAGCATCAACTTCTGCATCAATGTCAACATTTTCTCCATTGGAATAGGTTCCAGAACCACCATTATCAATAATAGTGAGAATATAATTATCAGACGATAATGCGCCAAAAGACTCTGTTTCTGGAAGAGTGAAGGTAATAGCACCAGTAGTTACAGTCTTGGATGCAAAATTTCTGTACACAAAGAAAGATTCGTCTTCTAAAGATTTCATAGTATCTTCAGGAAGATCGAATGAAAGTTCCCCATTCTGGTAATCCTTCTGGAAGACAAATGGACGCATTCTTACAAGTTCGCTATATTCGCCATCAGCAACAGTACCAACTTTCAGTGCGCCATCAATCTTTGCGATTTGATTTGTGAAATCAAAGATTTCATCTCCTGCTGCAACAGTAGACTTTTTGTTTGAAGCGGTGGTTGCAATCGCTGCAGGGTCTACTCGCAAAATACGATGAGTATTTGTTCCTTCAAAATCGGATAATGTCGGAGTAATAACATCACCAGGTCTTAAATCCTTTTCAAACCTGGTTCTAAATCCAGTAATTTCATCATCTGTAGTATCATCAATTTCTACAGTAGAAGATTCAATAGGTCTCGAATCATTCAGAATCCAATTACAACCAAATCTGACATTATTAAGGTCATCAAGTCCAAACGAAGACCTAACATCAGTTAACTTATAACTGTGTGCTGCTTCTAATGTTCCTACGTCTCTACCATTTACCTGCAGAATTTCATCATTGATGAATACACCATCAACTTGCTCAATGTAGATGTAATGTGTACCGTTTCCAGTGTCTGCAATATATCCAGATGCACCAGAAGTTGCGCCAACAATTCTTGTTCCTACAGTATATGGAGTAACTGCATTTGCAATGTTCAAAACAGTAAACATTTGAACATCAAAGAACCAGAGGTCATACACACCACCAGTTACAGTTGGGTTAATTCCGAAGGGGGAAGTAGCAGCCAAAGCAGTACTTGCTTTCTGTAATTGAACTACTCTACATCTACCAATTTTGTTAGCACCAGATTTTACAGAACTGGTAGCGTTTGCTGCCCAGTCATCATATAAATTAAGAATTTGATATGCATCAGTTACACCATCTCCAGACACTTCTGGCCAACCATGCACATCATAAACTTTAATAAAGTTACCAAGGTTAAAGTTTACAATACCGTTTTGACGGGTTTCAAAATCTCTAGGTTTATCGACATCAATATACTGAGGCGTAATGAACTCTGTTCTATATCCTCTAATATACGCTTTACCAGGAGAAACTTCAATTGCAAGTTTGTCGTCTGTAGCGAGGTTTTGTTGAGAAGATGTTTCTCCAGTATTATAAACACCATTATTAAATCCATCATTAAGATGCTCGCGCACCGTTACATCAAATGTATCAATTACATAGTCTCCAGACTCTTCGTAGGTACGACGAGCCATTGATTTTTCTAGCTCACTATATTCAGTTCTTTCTACGAAATTTTCAATTCTGCTATTATTAATCCTAAGTAATTCGATGAAATCTTTATCTGCTTCATCGGTAATTAGTCTCTTTACAAACTGAGTACTAATTCTAAATCTGTGTGCTCCAGGTGCAGAGTAGTTTGATGTACCAGCTGCATTATCATTTAAACTCTCATCATCTTCTGGGGTAATGATAGATTCGAGAACTTCCAATCCAACTCGATAGGATGGATTACTATCATATTGATTCAGAATAATGTAGTTGGAAGGAACATTTACAAAATGACCTCTAATGTAATAAACACCATCGCTAATATAAGCAGTAGAACCAACAGCAGTTGCATTTACAGGAAGAAGTTGTGCAAAGGGAGTTCCAATCTCAATCAGAGTGCTTCCAAATGTAATTTCTTTATCTGCTACTAACTGCTCATTGATTAGGAAAGTTTTTAATGTCGATTCTGAAGTAGTGTCACCAGAATCGATATACTTAACATATAATGTAATATATCCCTTTTCAGATTCTTCAGCAGAAATACTATAAAGAACTTTTGCTTTAATTCCTGTAGTAAGACCCTCAATAATTGTGCCATTTAATTGAGTTCTATATGTCTCTACATCACTACCAAGAAAAGATTCTTGAAGGAGAATTGCTTGCACATTTAAATCATATCCAACTTGACCAGGAATGACCATTGCACCATCTTTGAACAGGTGCGTACCAACTGACTCTACCTGATTCTGCAGAATACTCTGCATCGTACTAAGTTCTCTTGCCTGAATTGGGAATCCAGGACGAAATAGTACTCGATAAAAGTTCTTATCCTTATCGAAGTCGTCGTAATAAGGTGTGACGTTGAGATTAGTGTTTTGTGCCATTAGAACTCGATTACGATTTTGATGTCTTCTACCTGGTCGTTTGCACGACTGATTGATCTTCTATTATCTATATAAACAACCTGACCGCTGTTTGATTCAATTTCTGGTTTTGCATATCCATTGTTAAACCTCATACCCAAATCATATTCAGTATTGTTAATAGTTCTGGAGGAGGAGTTGGGAACGGCAGGGAAATTTACATCGGGTTGACCAGCAGCACCAGATGTCGATCCATTAACAACGTTAGAACCATCAAACTCATTTTGAGTACCAGTAACTTCAGGGAAAATACCGTCAACGGCATTCTGATAATATTTCAGAACTTTAGTTGTGGGATTCCAAGAAATAACACGACCACGAGCAGTAACATTAGTACCACCAACAACTCGCGTTTGAGTGATAATTTCATCAGGCACATAATTGCCTTGAAATGTGGGCG